GCGAGCTGGGTGTCGCCGAGGCGAGCCTCCAGCTTCGGGGCGACGGCGTCCATGCGCTGCCGGATCTCGCCAGCCAGCGCCTCGAGGGTGACGGTGTCACTCATGGCGTGTCTCCTCCATCAGGAGAGAAGGCTGCGAGCAGGGCCGCAGCGTCGGGGGCCGGGACGACGGCGGGTGCCGGGTCCTGGTTCTCGGCGGGTGCCGAGGGGGTGTCCTCCGCCGGGGCGGGGAGCGTGTGCGCGGCGAGCGCCGCGGCGATCTTGCGGTCGATGAGCGCCTCGACGGGGTCGGGGGCGTCGTCGGACGCGCCCGGGTCGTAGACCTCGTCTGCGAGGCCGACGTCGACGGCGGCCTGGTCGGTGAGCCACGTCTCGGCCTTCATGAGGTCGCGGAACTCGTCGACGTCGCCGCCGGAGCGGTCGGCGTAGATCCCGGCGAGGACGTCGTTCTGCATGTCGAGCAGGTCGGCGAACTCGCGCAGCTCGGCGGCCGGGCCGATCGCGAGTCCCCACGCCTCGTGGATCATCATCTGGGCGGACTTCACCATCACGCGGCGGTCGCCGGCCTGGACGATCACCGACGCCGCCGAGGCCGCGAGGCCGTCGACGCGGGTCGTGACCTTGGCCTTGTGCATCCGCAGCGCGTTGTAGATCGCGAGCCCGTCGAACACGTCGCCTCCGGGCGAGTTGATCTGCACCTCGATCTCGGGGGCGGTGACCGCGGCGAGCTCGCGGGCGAGGTCGTCGGCGGTGACGCCCCAGTAGCCGATCTCGTCGTAGATGCGGATCGTGGCCACGGGGCCGGTGGCGTTGCGGATGTCGAACCAGCGGCCAGTGGCGGCCTTGGGCCGGCGGTCCCGCATCTTCTCGCGCAGCTGCTTCTCGTTCACAGGCTGGCTCCTTCGGTCAGTGGTGGCCGTTGACGGAGGGACGATCGAGCGCCTCGAGGACCCGGCGCCACGCGGCGGCAGTCGCCGGATCGGTGGTGTCGGTCGACTCGGGGATGGGGGGCGCGCCGTCGAGGCCTGCGCCGGCACGGTTCGCGATCGCCCGGGCCTCCTCCGTGGTGATGACGGGGCCGACGGCGAGGTAGATCTTCTGGAGGATCTCGGCGATCTCGCGTGCGTCGGACTTGCCGTTGCCGGCGGGGCCGAGCTCGACGGAGAGGAACTGGCCGGTCTCGGGGTCGATCGCGGCCTTGTTGACGGCCATCCACGGGACCTCGCCCCACGGGACGGGGGGCATGCCCTTGGACTTGCGCCACTCGTTGATCGTGATGGCGCCGCGGTCCATGGCCTGTGCTTCGCGGGTCCACGCCTCCGACGCGGACTCCTGCAGAGCGGAGACCTGGGTGTAGTCGTAGGCGCAGTGGTCGGGGCCGGTGCGGAACTTGGGGAGGAGCTGCTCTTCGATCTCGCCGGCGCGCAGCGTCGAGTCGGGCACGAGGGTGTTCGCCCACAGGATCCGCTCGAACTCGCGTGTGTTGGCGAGGGTGGCGTGGGCCAGGTCGTTGAGGAGCGGGGCGGGGATGCCGTAGGCGTTGGCGACCTGGCGGAGCGTGAGGTCGAGCCCGGACACGAACTCGGCGTCCTTCGGGCTGACGTCGAGGGCGCGGAACTGGGCCTCGAAGCGCAGGACCGCCCACCGGTGCTTCTTGTCGGCCCCGGTGAAGCGCCGCTCGATGTCGCGCTCGAGGTCGGACGCCTGGTCGGCGGTGAAAGTGGCCTTGTCGGTGTCGGGGACGACGAGGCCGCCGAGCGCGAGGCCGTTGCGGAACAGGTTCCGGTTGGCGGTCATCATCGCCGCGCCGGTGTCGGCGGCGAGGCGCGCGGCGGCGAGCGGGGAGAGGGCGGAGAACTCGTCGAGGGGGTTCGGGTAGCGGAACCAGACGATCTCGTCGACGTCGAAGCGCAGCGGCCGGCCACCGTCGGCGGGCTGGTAGACGAACCCGTCGAGGTACTTGGAGGGGTGCACAATCGGCCGGACCCGGGACGGCTTGAGCCAGTAGATCGCCGAGGGACCGTTGCGGCCCGGCTCGAGCGCCCAGTAGCTCTCGCCCCAGAGGCCCATCGACAGCTCGTCCATCCGGTCGAGTCGGGCCTTCGACCAGAAGGGGTTCACGGTGCGGAGCAGGTCGGCCGCGGGCCCGGAGGTGACCTCTGCCTTGTCGGGCCCGCGGCCGCTGAACAGCTGCAGGTTGAGCGACGACATGAGCCGGGCCCGCAGCGAGATCGCCGAGAACACCTCGTTCGAGGTGGCGATGTAGTTCCCGTACGACTCGGGCGAGAACCGGTCGTCGTCGTGGCCGCGGCTGGTGTCGGCCCCGACGTACTCGACGCCGGCCGGCCACGCCGCCTGGGGATGGCGCGCCTGGCGGATCCGGTCGATGAGCGCCATCAGGCGTCGCCGCCCTTGCCGTCGACGAACCCGACCTGGGCGGCGGTCACCGCCCAGCCGATGAGGAACAGCGCGAGGCGGACCGCGGCACCGACGGCCCACCCGAGGAGGTAGAAGGGGAACGCCAGCGCGGTGAGGATCATCTCGACCGGGCTGGCGTTGGCGGCGCGGCTCTGGACGCGGGAGAACAGCTTCACGGGGCCACCTCCTGTGTCAGGCCATGAGCGACCCTTCGAGTTGCACGGGGCCGTCCTCGGTTGCTTCGAGCTCGACGCGCACCGCGGTGGCGAGGGCGGAGAGCCCGTCGACGCGGGCCTCGGTCACCTGGGAGCGGCGCGGCTTGACGAGCTTCACGCGCTCCTCGTCGTTGATCTTCACCTCGGCCGAGTCGGCGTTCCACCGGGCGACGGGGTGGCCGCCGTGGGCGAGCTGCTCGGCCTTGACGCGGCGCATGATCTCCTTCAACCCGGGCGACAGGCTGAACCCCTGGTAGATCGGCTCGACGTCGATGCCGAGCGACTGCATGTACTGGGCGGTCGAGGTCGCTTCCTTCGGGTCGTAGCCCGCCTTGACGATCCGGAAGCGGCGGTGGTCGTCGGCGATCTTGGTGTGGATCGCCGGGCTCGTGCGGGTGAGCCCGTCGGCGGTCGACCACGACGACATGCCCGTCTCGTCGTCGCCCCAGTAGTCGATCCAGTCGCCCTCGGTGACGTAGAGCAGGCGTGCCTTCGCCCACAGGGTGGCCCGGCCGCCGAGCGCCTTGTCGAAGCGTGCGAGCTGCGCCTCGGGGGTCCAGAAGCGCCAGAGGACGTGCCACGGCTCGCCGTCGCTGTCGGGCGGGAAGAGCAGGACCCACGCGGCGAGGTCGGTGGTGGAGGCGAGGTCGAGGCCGGCGTAGCAGGAGCGCCCCTCGAGGGAGGCCTCGTCGAGCATCTGGATGTTGCCCTCGCCGTCCCAGAGGTGCATCGGCATCCACCGGGTGGCCTGCTGCTGGCGCTGGTTCATCCGGAACTGACGGAACGAGTTCTCCTTCGACGGGTCGATCTGGGCCTCGAGCGCCTCCTGGCGGAGCGCCTCTCGGGACAGGAACAGGTCGAGGGCGGGGTTCGGCCACTTCCAGTTCGCCTCGTCGAACACGTCGCACGACACAGGCAGGTCGGGGTGGCCGGCGTGCACCGTGCGGAGCCGGTCGAGCTCGTCGTCGGTGCGGGGCATCTTGCGGACCAGGGAGAACCACCGGGGGTTCCGGCGCGGGTCCTCGGCGACCCGTTCGAGCTCGTCGATCATCTGGGCGCCGAACGACTCGGGCAGGTTCGTCTCGGTGGAGAGGATCACGAACAGCGGCTGGTCACGGGTACCGGCCGCGGTGCGGAGCGCCTCCCACAGCGACGCGTCGGGCTGGGAGAGCAGCTCGTCGAGGACGAACCCGTGGGGGTTGTGGCCGAGCTCGCCGAGCGCCTCGGCGGGGATGACCTCGTAGTAGCTGTTCGACACCTCGTCGAAGATCCGGCGGCTGTTCTTGTTGAACTGCAGCCGGCCGTCGTGGCCGGGGTCGCCGTTGAGGACCGGGGCCAGCTGGCGCATCCGGTTGACGACATCGGCCACCTTGCCGGCCTGCTTGGTGTCCTTCGCCGCGCCGTAGACCTCGGCGGACTCCTCGTCGTCGCCGACGAGCAGGTAGAGCACGATCCCGGCGGCGAGCTCGGACTTGCCGTTCTTGCGTGCCTCGATGATCCCGGCGACCTGGAAGCGGCGCACGTAGCGGCCGGCGTCGGGCGACCACATGACCTCGCCGAAGATCGGCCGGACGATCTCGTGCTCCTGGAACGGCTCGAGGTGGAAGGCGTGGCGGGCGAACCGGCCCTTGGTGTGCACGAGGATCTCGGCGAAGAACGCGACCGGCTTGTCGGCCCGCGGCGCGCAGTAGTGGGCGCCCCGCTTGCCGCAGGTGGACCCCTCGAACGTGTACGTGCAGGTCGGGCCCTTCCTCCACCGCGGCCGCCAGCGTCGGTCGTGGTCAGGAGGTGAGTAGGCGGGCGGGGTCCTTTCCTTGCCTCGAGCCATTGGCGCCACCCACCTTCAGCTGGGCACGGTCCGCCGGCGACAGACCGAAGCGGCCGCCGAAGCGGACCATCGCTTCGTTCGCTCCCTTCCACACCTGCCACCAGGGGGAGAGCACCAGGCGGCTGCCGGTCTCCTTGCCGTTGCGGTCGAACACCGGCTGGTCGATGACCTCACCCTGGGAGTCGAGGTGCTCGGCGGCCCGGTCGCGCCGATCGACGGCGTCGCAGAACGCCGCGAACTCGTCGACGTCCCACGCGGTGAGCACACCCTTGGCGACCAGGTCGGGGGCGAGTCGCTTCCACACCTCCTGGGCGCCGGCGGAGAGGTTCGTCGGGCACGACGCCGGGCCCGACGGCTGCGGCTCGTTCGCGTTCATCCGGTCCTTGCGCTCGCCGGCGAGCTTCTTGACCGCGGTCGGCTTTCGAGGTCGAGACACCCGGCGACCCCCTTGGTACGCGCGGTCCGGAGTTCTGTCAGCGCGAGAACGTGGC